AGTTGAATCTGTACTTCCATTATCGGCTATTATGATTTCTTCAACTAATGGCTTAATAGATTTTAAGCATCTGTGCAATTGTGATTCAGCATCAAGTGTAATCAAACAAGCTGATACTGATTGCTTTGGCGATTGTATATTGATCTTCCTTTCTAAATCTATAGGACTACAAGGAGTACCATCCTTTCTGTAGGTGATAATCCACCATCCCAATACTTCTTTCTTATCTTCATTGATGCCACCTGACAACATTTTGATTGACATATTTTTCTTTTTTCCTAATAAAGAGATAAAGTCCATTCTCTCAAAATTCCACAGGTGGGCTTTCCTTTTATCATCCCATATTCCATAAGGAACTGTGATGACAATTAAGCCATCATCTCTAACATTTTTTTCCATATTATCAAGAAACTTATCTGGGTAAGGTTGGTGTTCTAATATCTCTCCTAAAAATAATACATCGTAATCTTGGTCTAAGTGGTCTCCACAATCTGCTTCAATTACAGATATATCTGCATCTTTCCCATGCTTATCAATCATCTTCTTAACTAATTTATTTTCTTCTGCTGAAATATTTACCGCATCTACTTTTGCATTAAATGATTTAGCCATAATGATTGACTCGTTCCCGATGCCACATGCAAAGTCTAAGATTTTAGGATTCTTAATCTTGTTCTCATTTAACCATGTTTGCATATCTGAAAAAGCGACATCTAATCTTCCATAATTTCTTAATTCAAAATTAGTTTCAATATCAGCATATTCTTTTCCTAATTGTTGATATTTTTTTCTATACTTCTGTCGGTTTTCAATATAAGGATATTCAATATGAATCTTATTACTCCACCCAGTATCTCCATCAACTTCGTCTACCAAATACCTGAGAGTCATGATATCTTCTCTTTCATAAAGATGTCTATATAATGATTGTCGATTTGCTGTTTTATTTTTAAACTCTTGGAAAAAATAATCGTTCCATTGTTGAGCTATATTATCCCAGTCATACTGTTTGGCATTTGATATTCCAGCTTTTTGCATAGCTTCATATCTGTCAGGATTTTCTAATAATTCAAAAATAGCTTTCACAAATCTATCTTGATATTTTTCGCTTTTTGCATCTCCTTTAATCAATATCCCAGCATCTTGATGTAGGGTTTCTGGTAGGGCAGCAAGGTATGATGTAATCATTGGCAATCCACACATCTGAGTTTCCATAGCAGTTATGCAACTTATCTCCCAAAATTTAGTGGGATATATAAATAACTTACAAGTTTTATATAGCTCATATAAATCCGTTTTATTTAATGCTCCAACATGGCTAATTTTAAATCCTTTTTTTTGATATTCTATAATCTTGGAAGTCAATTTATCATAAAATGGCTTCATCTGTTCAGTCGTATTGTCGTATCCTGCGAGTATGATTTCAATGTCTTTATCTTTCTCCCATAATTTCGGGCAAATATTAAACAATAAAATATCCATTCCTCTTTCAGGTCTATTTGTAAATATTAATTTTTTAGGATTTCTTTTTGTTTGCAGAACATCATCATGTGGCAATTTTATTCCATTAGTTGTTTTTAGGAATAAATCATCTTCATCAATATTCATAATATCTTTATATTGATTAATCTGCCATTGGCTCATACAAAAAACTTTGTCTATTTGCCATAATGCTCCATGAAAATCTGTCCGACCTCTTTTTAAAGCTACATCATGTTGCCACAGGATATTTAATTTTGAATTGATTTTTTTATGCAATATCTCTGGGATTCTCTGCACGATATGAACATCATGTGGACAATTAACAGCATAGCCTTCATAAAATTCTAAAGGCATATATTTCACACCTTCGATTTCAGTTGGTTCTTTCGTGTTGCAGAAAAAGATAACTTTATGACCTATTTTAGATAAAGCATGGGCAATGCTGATTCCAGCAGTTTCACTTCCACCTAAGGATTTTACGTTTATTGTATTTGGATTTATTTCCATGCCACCACAGAAGATGGCAATATCTAAGCTGCAACTCATGGTCATCTAATTTTCATTTTACCTAATCCAATTATTAATGCAAACAGGGTAGTGCTAATCTCTTAGCTTTCTTCATTAGATAAATTTAATTATCTCCCTGTAAAAAGGCGAGAATTAATCCCGCCTTTCTTATTTTGCTGTTTAAGCTACACAATCAGTCCACAAATAGCCAAGTTCTGATGCAGCTATTTTCTCGTCTTGATAATAGCCAACTCTTACATTGGTATAAGCAGAGTGATCGGGGTCATCCCAAACTTCAGCACTAAATGGTGTGCCAAACATTGGATTAGTCCATCTGAAGCCATACATTAAGCTAGGGTCTCGTCCATCTGTATTAGGTGGAGCAAATTTCCCTACGATTGTATTCTTACCCCAAATATCGCTGAATGAATCTGTTTGTCCTTCTTCTGCAGTATTTTTAATTGCATTACCAATTAAGACTACTTCTACATCAAATAATGATGCAAGTAAGTCTCTAGTCACTACACCTTTTTGAACATACTTGATTCGGTCTATGATATCAGCATGATTGATAAGTGAGTTGTAAACAGTCCTTCCAAAGATGATGTAATTTGGATCATATCCTGTGCTACTTCTAACTGATTCTTTTGCAGTTTCGATGTCGCCAAAAGGGTTACTGTTTCCAGCAGTCCCATCTGACCATAATGAAGCAACAGCAGCATAAGAACCAAGATTACTTCCACTTGTTATCTGATTTGCTACACGATTTTCCATATCTAACATAAGTAAGTTATGAACAAATCGAGCAGATTTCTCTTTGATTTTAAGTGGCTCATCTTCATTGGCTAATGTTTCATAAGTTATCTCATCTACTAATGCATAATTATTTGCATAATAGGATTCGCTTGAAACATTAAAGTTAACAACTCTGCCTTTAGTTTTTGGAGCTCTAGCAGTTGTGCTAGGGATTCTAAAAAAGTTTCCTTTATCGTATTTGAAATAAAGGTCGCTTTGTTTATTCACATTAACTATAGGCAAGAAATCTTGAACAATCGTACTATGTGGCTCAAAACCCAATACTAGATTGGATAATGGTCTATCTATGTGTACGTCTCTTGCTGTTATTCCCATTGAATTTTACCTTCCTTGTTTAAATTTTAATTTAAAGTGGTTTATAGCCAGAACTTTCGACTAACAATTGGAATAAACTTCCACTAGCAACTCCTGTTATCGCTTTTCCTACGATATAGTCACCACTTGCTGCAGCAGTTCCAGTTCCAGAAGCAGTTACAGAAATCCAGCTTCCAGCAGTAATCGTTGCTCCTGCTGAACATCTGGATAAACCATTCCATATTACTGTTGCATGTTCTCCACTTTGAGGTTTATTATTTAAAATCCCCAAAAGTCCAGCTCCAGCTGCTACCCTTAATTTAGTTCCATTGTCGCCATCAACATACACCATTTTATATTGCATGTTTGATAAGTCCTCGTTGGCTATCATTGTTATATATTGTCGTTGTGCCATTGTTTTGTCTCCTTTTTATTGATTTTCGTAATACTCATCTCTCAGCTGTTTATCTTCTTTTAAGACTAACTCTAATGCTTCTGAGTATTTTTTTGCTTTCCCTTTTGATACAAAAAGTTTGGCTCGTCTATCAATCTCGTCTCCCGCTTTTGTATAAGGTTGTCTATCAACCACATAATCGCCTTCAGTTGAAATTTCTTCAAATTCCACCATCTTAGGAAATGAATTGACTATTTTTTCTACTAACTCAAATTGGCTTAATTCAACAGCTTTTTCTTCCACAGTATAACTGTATATCTTTTTATCAGTTGCAGATTGCATTAAGACTTCAAGTTCTTTCTCAAATACCGGGAGTATCTTTCCAGATTCCTTGTGTCCTTGAATGAACTTATTAATCTTAGCTGCTTTTTGTTCTTTCTTCGATTCTTCAAGTTGCTCGATTGCTGTAGTTTTATCGGCTTCTAAAGTTTTTAATTTGTCTTGAAGCTCTTGGTATTCTTTAAAGGATATACCCTGTCCTTGTTCGCTTTCTATCATAAGCTCACTTTCCTTCACTTGATAGTGTTTCTTGACAATGCCTTCCCCAGTATCTTTTGAATACAATCCTTCGATCGCTTCTAGGTTTGTAACTGCTGGGATTTCTGTGCCAAGCAATGCAACTGCCTTCAGGACTCTATCGAGAACTTGGTTGTTGCTTTTATAGTTCCAATAAATCTCAGAACTAACTCGTTTATAATTACCTCGCTTAATTGCTTCATAGATTTTTTTTGGAAGCTCTTTTAAGTTAGCGAGTAGTTTATTTCCTTCTGTGTATATCTTGCCGACATATCCTAGTGCTGGTTCTCCATCCTGCATTTCTGGTTGTTCTTCATTGTGTCCTAATTTAAGAGGTGGTTGGAATCCTGTTTTATCAAAATTTCCTACCATCTTTTCTAGGTCGCGGGTGGTATATTTATCCCCATTCCAAAGACCAGTTGAGAAGATTTCAATGCCATCCAAATTAAATGTTTGAATGATTGCGTTTTCCTTTACCTTAATTTTATCTTCTACTTCGACTTCTTGTTCTGGCTCTTTCTCTTTCTCTTTCTCCATTTCAGCTTTGATTTTTTCCTTTGCTTCTAAGTATTGCTCATGATTATCAAAGGGCATATATCTGACTTCTTCCTTATCCTCAATCTTAATCGTCATTTCATGATGTCCTTTTCCACCCATTTCTTTAGCTCGGATTTCAGCTTCTTCAGATGTTTCAAATATATCTTCAGCTTCATATCCTTGCTCATCTTCTTGGGGTGTTGCTTCTAATGCATCCTCATCAATTTTTTTATCGTCCTCATGTTCTGCCATGTCATTCTCCTTTTCTTGAATTAACTCCATCATTGGAGCTGCTGCATCAAAGATTGCTGTGTCTTTGCTTTGTGCAGCTCTTGACCTTATTGCCCTTATAGCTGAAGCATATAGCTTTCCATCTTTACCAAATGGAAACGAGTAGTATGCTTTTGTGTCTGACTCTGCTTCTGAATTAATACCTAAATGATACTTAGAATATTCATCCCAATTATCGCCATCTGCTCCAAGCATCTTGTTACCATCTCCAGCATCAAAAGACCATGAAGATTTATAATCTATTTTGCCACTACTTAATAAGCTCTTAGCAAATTTTAAACCAGCAGGATTAACTTTATCTGCATAAGTTTTTTCTTCATTTTTCTTAGACATAATCTTTCCTATTTTTATAGAGTTTCGTGAACTTCAGATGAGTTGCTTAGAAATTATTAAGATGTCCACATCTGGGACATTTAATCTCCGCTGCTATTAGCCCATATTGGTTATATTTTGCCAGTAATTTTTGGCATTGTAAACACCTTGCTTCTGTTTTTATCATTGTTGCAAAAAAATTCTGTGCTTGTTTAAGAGTTGAAATAGATTGGACTGTCGTCATTCTGTCATTCCACTCATGTCTATTATTTCTGTAAGCTCTGCATCACTTGACCATTCCATAGGCAGGTCGTTCTTGGTCAAGAAAACTAAGATTGACCTACAATTGAAATGAAGTGGTGGTGTTAAATCATTAAGCAATCCTACATTTTTTGCTTTGATTGTTGGTTGATATTCTGCAACTAACTCGCAAACTTCTGAAGTTCTTTCATCTAATATAGCAGAAATTTGATAACCAACAACGAAGTCTTTAACATCTTTATCTTCTCCAATAGCTCTCCTGCCAAAATTGTAAGCTCCTAGTGTTGCTGTTCTCACGATGGTCGTAGCTCTGTAATCTGTGACCAATTTAGATTTCCCTGCTCTAGTAATCTCAATCTCAGAGCCATCTGCAATATAAGGATTAAATGCTTCTTCTATTTGCAATGTTGTTTGCGGTACAGAATGACCTTTGACAATGCTACTCAATAACGTAGTCATTAAATCATTATTCAATGTTGCAGATATTCTTTTAACATCCAATCTGGCTTTGGATTTAAAATATCTTTCAAATCCTGTAGCTCTTAATCCCTCACCAATTTTAGTCTTAATGAATTTTCTAGGCAAGGAATCTCTGGCTTGTTCTTTTCCTACTTCATAAGCATCTTGATAACCTGCTTCAAATATGGTAGATAATTCACCTTTATATTTAAGGTCTAAGTTTTCAATAGCTGTGAAATCAAACTTATCCTGATTCATTTTATTTGTAATATAAGTAATGACTGATTCCATTTGTTTATTCATTACTGTTCTGATTCCATCTAGGAATTGAATCTCCAATTTATCTATTGCATTACTAACAGCTTTAAAGTCCACTCTTTTTTCAGCGGGATTCTTTGGTCGTCTTGGGACTTTGGTTTTGTTCTTATCGAATGGGGATTTAAACGGATTGTCTTTTTCCAGTTCTTCATTTTGTAATTTTTCAAATTTCTTATTCTCAGTAATCTCCTCTATAACATCGACATCTACTTCTTCTGTGATTTCTTCTTCTGGTTTATCTGGAGATAAATCTTTAGCAGGAAAACTTAGGTGTTTTCTAAGGATATTCTCATCTTCAAGAGTTGGAACTATAACACCTTTCTCGACTGCTGTAATAAACATAGTATTCAGAGCTAGTTTCTGCTCGTCAGTCATTGGGTTGAATGTGAAATGTGGCAACTCTTGGACATTTGAATAGTTATAAGCAACCAATCGTTTAATCAATTGCTCATTCATTACTGTATCTGCGAGGTCTTGTCTTAGCTTTTGGATTACCCAAAGGAACACATCAAAATGAATCTTTGCTTGTGAATAAGCTCCAGTCTCCCCTGCTGCCATTAATCTATCTGGTATTAAGATTGACCTAGCGATAGCTTTATTATTAAAATCTAAGGCTTCTTTAAAATCTCCAGTCGCATTTCTTGTGGATTCTAAGAACTGGATGTCGAACTCATCTAATCTATGAGTGATGGAAGTCTTTGCTGTTAAATTGTCTAAGATACTCCTAAGATTCGTTCTTGATGTTGGGTCGTTAGATTTATATTTACCGATGACAGTTGGGTTAGCAAATCGTTCTAAGTAGATATTCCACATCTTGATTAAGACATCTTTGCTCCAATAACCACGATAAGCAGGTCTTAAATCTGATGTCCCATACCAATTGCTGAACTCTTTTTGATAGCTAAATATTAAAAACTTACTGATTGGATAACTTGTTTCTACCGAACCAAGAGTCGAGATGATTCCTTTTTTTGTTAAATTGCCAAATTTGTCCACTTCAAAACTGTAATAATGTGGTTGTTTTGTTTTTAAGTTTTTAAGCCCAATCTTACCTTTATATATTCCAGATTCAAAAGTCTTATAATTTATCTCTGTGATTGAGAATCCATAATCCAACGCAGTTAGCACTTCTAATAAAGCATCAATTATATTACCTTCCATTCTTTCAAACGAGTATTTCACAAAATCTGCAATCTCCTCGTCCTGCTCATCATTAGATGCTGGGATTATCTGGTAGTTTGGAGCTAAGGTGGCAAATTTCTTGAGGGTTAGACAAGCCTTAACTTGGTCGTCAATCCTCATTTGGTCATAGATGTCAAATCCTTTTCTTCCTATTAATGAATCTGGATTGTAAGACAAAATCTTGCCTGAGCCATAAAGGTCATATCCAGCACTTGCTAATTCATTCATATCTGGTCTTACAGATTGCGTAGTTTGGTATTCTTTTCCTGTAGAATCTATGATAGCCATTTAGAAGATTATTATATATTAAGAACTATTTTTTAACAATATAAAAGGATAGGAAAACAGGGAGAAACAAAATAGGATTTGAGTTACTGCCTTCCTACCCTTTTAAAAGAGGTAGTGAGAATTTTAACATATTCTTTTGGCTAGTCGAATAGTGTCAAGTTCTGTCAAGTTATCGTTCCACCTTCCGCCATGTTCCAGTTGTATTTCTGTAACATTAATCCCTGTACATCTTTAGAAATAATCCTTTCTGCTTCTCCCCAAGAATCTGATAACCCTCCTGCCTGTATTTCTTTTAAAGAATTTTTATCCATAATTTCTTTGTCCAGATTCAATTTGGCACAATAGAGAATCCTTGCCCTTTGAAATATGGTGATATCCTGAGGATGAAATTTTATTAAATAGTCCATATGTATGACTATTTCTTTCTTTCTCTTTGTAATATACTCTCGTTTCCAGTCTTTCATAATTG